GACGATGCTGATGTTCCTGAGTTCCCCAGCGCCAGCCATCGGTATCTGGTCTACCGGGCTTGCCAGGAGTTGTTCGTCAAGCACAACAACCTCCAGCACTCCGAGATGTATCGGCACAAAGCAGACGCGGAGTTGCTCAAGATGTGCAACCGGCATCTCACCGAGGGGGCTACCTTCTGGATCAAGAGAGGATACAAGGAGAGCGAGCTTTACACGGCACCTACCCCAAGCCTCACAACCCTGGGCTGAGAATGAAGACGAACCGGCGGTTGGAGGTAATGTTCTTGACGGGGGTGGATCAAAAGGTTCCACCCGAAGAGCGCTCTGCGGACAACGTAACCAACTTTACTGTTGACCAAAAAACCGGTGGTTGGGATTCCCGTGTTGGGTACGAAAAGTTCCAGTCATCGGCTGCTGTCTATGGTCCTTTCAATGATGACACAGAAACATACAGCAACTTTGTTTGGTCCACGCAAGGCGGAGCGATTGAGCACTACATGTATGAGCGGTATGTTGGAACACCGGGATCCGATTCTGGCACGAACCAGCTATGTTCCGTCTTTGGTAATCCGGGCACCGAGACCGCTTTTCGTACTTGGCGTACACCGCTTCAACGTAGAGCAGATGATGAGCCAGGTGCTCAATACGTTCCATACGGTAGATATCTAATCTTTCTAAACGGCCACGATAGGCCGCTAAAGATTGACCCAATGACTGGGGTGATGTATCGGCTTGGGTGGAATGGTATTCCTGGCGCTCCTATACCTTGGCAGGTGGATGAAGCTGACGGTGGAAACCCAGGCGCACAAGGGGCACCCCTAATCGAATACCCTGCGAAAGTGACCGTGGGTGGTGCTCTACCCCTTCTTTTCAAAGAGGGGTCCGGGAGGTTGGATATCAATCCTCAGGAATATGGGCTTGGCTATGGCACCGATGGAAAAGTGAATGCCTATAGATGGAAGGTTTCCTTTATCAGTGAAAATGGGTCAGAATCTCCACTTTCAGAAGCAAGCGATTCTGTGACCTGGACCACAAACATTGGTCCCACGACCTCCCAGTATGCCGCCCCTACTAATCCCGTTGGTTATCGAGACAAAGGGCTGTTTGGAACCTCAAGGCATTGTGTTTATCTGTCGGATCTTCCGAAGGGCCCACAAGGAACAGTTGCTCGAAGACTCTATAGAACCAAGAACCTTGGAGAGCAGTCAACCACTGCCTCTATTACTGATGACGCCATCGCTGGAGGGGCCGATGAAGTTTTCTACTACGCCTTCCAGGTCAACAATAACGATGATACCGCTCTTGTAGACTACGTGTCTGATGCAGGACTTGTAAGACTGGCCCCTCTTGAGTCCGATTCGGTATTGATGCCTACAGCCGCGCCCAGATTCGGCGCATCATATATGGGTCGGTTGTTCTTGGATGGTGGTCAGAATGACCCATATCGGGTTTATTTCAGTAATCCCAACCAGATAGATTCCTTTGGTGCTCTCAGCTTTTTCGATTTTGGAACTGAAGAGGGAGGCACGATCACGGGCTTCAAGGTCTACAACAACCAACTTCTTGTTTTCCGTGAGAAAGCTATCGATCTGATTCGGCCCGCAATGAACGCCAACGGTTTTACCAGTTCTCCTTTTGTTCAGGGTGTGGGAACACGAGCGCCAAACTCCATCACAACCGTGCCTGGTGTTGGGGTAATGTTTCTATCTGAGGACGGTGTGTATGCCATCAGCGGCACAAATGATGGCGGATCTTCCCTTCAGATAGAAAGGCTTTCTGATTCAATCTTTGAAACGATTGAGCGAGCTACAACCTCAGTGATAGCCAGATCGGTGGCTGCCTATTCACGGAAGTGGGGGGAGTGGCATTGCTACATTCCTTTTGATGGAAAACAGAAGCCGGCCAAAGGAATCGTGTACCACGTAGAAAAACAGTCCTGGAGTTTTCGGGAAGGTTTTCCGGTAGGCTCTATAGCTACAGACAATGACGGAAATCTTGTCTTTGGAAACAACACCGGAAAGCCGACTGGATGGTCTCCTGGAGATAACTACGAGGCGGGCTTGTTTGTCATCAGCCGCAAACGCATTGGTGGCTATACAACCCCGAATACAGATCCGCCCACAGCGGTTGTTAGGCCTCCCCTCACCTCTACCTATAAAACGGCATGGATGGACTTTGGGTATCCAAATCAGAAGAAGTTTGTGAAGTACGTCTATCTGTATGTGCTGACCGAGGGGGACAACGCGATCCCCATGACCTACTTCAAGGACTACTCAATCACCGGAACCACCACTGCGGGCCGCAAGATGCAGCGCCCCGAACACCCAGACCAAACGGTTTACGACTCTGCCATTTGGGGAACCTCTGCGTGGACGGAGGAAATGGTTACCGAGATTCGCTATCCAATAGCAAATGAGGCGGCGAGTCACTTTGCTTTTGAAATCAGCACCAATGAGGACATCGTTCTTCTTGGCTATGCAGTAGAATACGAAACGAACAAGACCCAAACGGCCAAGGGGAAGACCTCGTGAGCTTTGATTGGACCACACGAGACATCAGAAGCCAGAACCTGCTGGAAGGCCCTGAGTTTGATCGCCAGTACAACGAATACAAGGGTGTTGTGAACGGCGGTTTCGATCACATGAACCTACCGTCCCAAACTGGGCAGTTGACAGATACGCACATTGCAGACCAAGCCATGATGCGGATTTTTGTCAATAGTGACTTCAGAAGCGGCCAGCCCAACCCACAACTTTCCATGAATGAGAACTACGCGGATGTTCTCACAAGTGGCGGCGTGACCTATGAGGGATTGACGGGAGAGAAATACCAGGGTCAATGGGTAAACAATGGGGAAAATATGACCTTCGACATACAAGAAGGCATGTTGCAGTTGTTTTTCAATGCTTGGTTTTGGACTAACTTTTTCGATCTCTATGCGGGCGGTTTTACCTGGGTTCAGTTTCGTCTTCAAATCGATGGGAATACCATTGCACAAACGGGAAAGATTTACCGTGGGCGCGGCAATGTGCACCTTTGTGCCAGTGTGCCTGTGCCTCAACTGATTGGATCGAGCCTGTCTGTCGGGTGGAGAGCAACTGCCCCACAAAGAAATGCCTCCAACGCGCTTCCCATGGTTTGGTGGGATGGCGGCAGCCTTATGGCAATCAATAGGTACCGATAATGGCGCGAATCATCAACGAAAACATTGGCGCTCCTGGGGTGGTCACAACCGCCGCATCAGCCAATACCAAGTTCACGGATGTAACGACTGCTACAACCAACCTCGATGCCAACAACATCAAATCTCGCGGCATCCATGCAGGCAACATCAGCGATCCAAATCTTGTAATAGCCATGAATGTTCCTGCTGTTATTCAGGCAAGTGCGGCCATTGTAAGTGATGGCAGCAACGACGTGGAGATACCGGCGCTGGCAACACAGCGGATCGACTTTGGTGGAAGTGGAAGAACTCTTATTGCTGGAGATGTTCTTCGTATTCACTTCATGGCCACTCTGAACAACCACAATGGTGCTGGTGGGGCGGGCGCGTTTGAGCATGTAGATTTTGAAAACGAGGAGTTGGCTGTTGCTTTTCCGCAGTGGGATCTTGTAAGCAATGCTGGCGCTAACTTCACCATCATTCCAAAGCGTGCGGACTTAGCACAAACCAGAGCCATCAACGAAGACATCATCATTGAGAACTACAATGGGGCGCAGACCAACTACATGACGGATGGTTGTGCGGTATTTTCCTACAACTCGGCGGTGTTTGCTGGTGGAGTTCAAAACACTAAACAAACCAGTCAGGGAATGCTTGTGTACGAACATCCAACGGGGGCGGCCAATCTGACCGTGTTTGCCATTAGCTTGTTCTTTCGGGGACGCTTGCGCTATCAACATGACGCGGTCACCGGGCGCGTGTTCAAGTGCATTAGCGTGGGCTCCAACCTTACTCACAACTTGGGCGTCGTGAATCTTTCCACTGTTCACATGAGGAACGGCTGATGGCTTACACCCCACCCTCTGCTGCATTCGTAGACGGAAACACCATTGTCTCGGCGGATGTAGACGCCAACCTGGAAGCGATGGGCGCTTACATCAACGGTGGGGCAGTAGCTGCTGACCTGACTGGTTTTCCAGCCAACCCTATCAAGCAACAGCATCTTGCCCATGGCTCCTACAATCCGATCAATAACCAGTTGCAGATGATTTCAGGTGTAGCCGGCGGCTTCAACTCTTTTGCGTCCGACCGATCCTTTATTGTGGCCGCACCAACCGCCCGCAGTATTCCAACAACACCGCAGGATATGACCCTGCAAAACTGCACCATCAGCTTTTACCTGGCACAACCAGCCAATGTGTTTTTCAACTTCTTTGTTAGTTGTGTTTTTCCGCCTATTAGTAATGTCACGCCTATAAATAACTACGCAAAGATTCAGGTGTATTTGGATGACGTTGATTTTGCTCAAACCATTATGTCTGGAGAAAGGGAGATCATGAGCGCCGGACAAAGTGCCGTCCCTACGGGGGGAGTTGCAAGCAACATCGCGCTACACAAAAGAAGTCCTTGGAGCGGTTTTCACTCAAGACCAAACCTTGGGGTGGGTCATCACCATATCGGGCTAAGAGGTCATTGCGAGGGGCACTACATGATGATGGTGTCTTGGGGCGTGAGTCTTGAGGCTTACTACGTTTAGGGGGTTTTATGCCAGACGAATACGGACTACCGACAGCAGAAGAATACGAGGCGCAGCTACGACAAGCCCAACAAGACGCGCTGATGGCTGGGCGGGCAGCGGGGGGCACAATGGGTTCACAGGTCGGTGGGGCTGTGGGTACTGGAATCGGTGCCGCATTTGGCGCAGCACCAATAGGAACCGCGATAGGAACGGCTGTGGGGGCTGGAGTTGGCGCTGGCATTGGTGGACTGCGAGCCAGAAAGGGCAGCGCAGCAGACCGAGCCAGAGGTGAAAGGGTATTGGCTGCTTTGGAGGAGGCGCAGCGGGAAGGGGTTCTTTCAGACAGCGAGTACCAGGAAATCGCGAATCGCTTTCTGGTTCCCACTGTGGCTGGGCAAAGGGCGGCGCAACAGCAAAGGCTACAGCAAGCAGCAGGTCTTCCGGGCACTCAGCCAGGTGCTATCTTTCGCTCTCAGCAGGCAGCAGATGCGGTAGAAGCAGAGAATCAACTACGGATTCAAGCGCAGATCGAAGCCGCCGCAGCGCGGGAAGAAGACGCTCAGCGAGAGGAGCTTCTCAGACTCATCGAGGGAGAGGAGGAGCGTGCTGAGGATGCTGAGGAGGCGCTGGCTCGCCGTACTGATGAGGCCTTCGCTCAGTTCATGCAAACCGCTGACGATATAGGCACGCTTTATGGTGGATCAGAGGCTGTCGCTCAACAGAAAAAATCTATGGAAGATGCCACGGGCGTAAAGGATATGACTTTGGCAGAGTTTAGGGAAGTAATGGAAGCCTATGAAAGTATAGGACTGGAGACCAACTGACATGGGCTACTACGACGTATACCTAAAGCGCCAGACTGAGATCATGGATGAGTCCATGGAGGCAGCGGCCAGGGAGTTGGCCGGTGTGGTACAAAGCGAAAAAGCATATCGGGAATACCTGCAAAGCCAACTGACCGCCATGGACAAGCAGGTTGCTGCGTACAAAAAGGCTGCCCGCTCTTCAGGAGGCTTGACCGGAGAGCAGAACTTCAAGCTCTTCAATGCACAGAGGGCGGTAAACAATGACTTGAACGCTCAAGTCAAAGGGGTGAAGGACTTTTCACTGAAGGTGGACAAGGCAACGCGATTTGACAGCACTTCTTTGTCATTGCTGAATGACGACTTTATGGAAGCAGCCACCAAGCCAAGGGCGAATGCCGCAGTGCGAGCGGTGGTCAATCTCGCTCTTACCAACGAAAAAATAGATAAGCTGAAGGGAGGTGCGGCGCAAAGCCATGAGCTTGCTTCTCAGTCTTATGCGATAGACCTCAAAGGGTGGATGGTTGATCAGCTAGAAAACGCTGGGCAACAGTTGAGTCCACAACATCTCAAGGCAATCGAGGATGGTGTCTTTCAAATCACGGGGGTTAATCCTGCACTTCAGACCCAACAAAGTCTTGAAGCTAAACGCACAAGGCTACAGGAAACGACTGTCGGGGAAATCCCAATTACAGCCTACCGAAGCGCCAGAGAACTGAGGAAGTTGCAGAATACGTTGGTTGACCTCAACGATGAGCAACGATCCGCTATTCAACTGAGAATCGAGCAGCTTGAAGAAGAGGGTGGCGGAAGGGACGCTATTGAGGACCGACTTGAGGCGCTTGGCGCACCAACAGAGATCACGGCGGAGGCTGTGCGTGCTCGTGCTGCGGAGATTGCAAAGCCCCAACTATACGACCCCTACGCAAGACAAAGAGAGGCTGTTGGGGAGCGGAGAGAACAACGCCTGGCTGACCTTGTGGAAGGAAGAGAGACCCGATCTGTCTGGGATAAGACACCACGAATGGAAGACGCCCGCATTCGTAGACTGGAGCGACTGACGGGAGCCAATGACTTGGCCACCCAGTTTGACAAGCTATCTGAAGACCAGAAGATCATGATGACCCAAGGCGTTCGGGCGTTGCAGAACTACCGAGCGGGGGGGAGCGTTCTCCCAGAGGACCAGGGTTCCATTGAATGGCAACGCGCTAACGAGATGTACTCCCAACTGGGAGCGGGTACGCTCGTAGGTGGAAACAACGCCATCCGTGTGGCTACTGAACTGGCGCAGGCGGACCTTGGGTCGGGGGCTCCGGCCTCAGACGTAAGGCGTCACCGTGATGAGATCATGGAGCGGTTTTTGATGTTGACCCTCAATGAGAAGAACGCGACGGCGGCATCTACCCCCACACAGGAAGCAAAGGAGAGACCCCCGGAAGATCCAGCGCTTCCAGATTGGGAGGCAAGCTATGAAGAATCTCTTCAGATGTCGCCCGAGGAAAGAAGAGAGCAGATGCTGGCTGGGCTTGCAGAGGACGAAGCGGTAAGGGCAAGAAGAGAACAGATGTTGGAGGACCTTGCCAGATTTGAAGCAAGAAGACAAACGGAGTCTGGTAATGGCCTTGAGCCCTCACCCGAGGTGGAGGCAGAACAGGTGATTCAGGAACGGGTACAGGGACCCGTAAGAATGGAGGAAGGCCCGGAAGGAACTTTTTCCGCGTCTGAAATCAAGACAGACTCGCTGGGATTTACCCCCATTGATGTTCCAGGTGAGCCCCTTGGTACATCAGAAGTTTCGATTCCGCTTCCACCCGCTCCGGGTCAGTCTGATATTGCGGTGCCAACTATTGCTGCGCCAACACTTATGCAAACGTTCTTTCCCCGAGCCGAAAATCCAGAAGATCAGGGCTACCGAAAATGGATTGCTGCGGGTGCGGATGCTGTGAAGGCTGGTGCGAGACCAGTCGGCCAGGAAATCGCTGAACAAGTTCCCGAGTTGTTGGAGGAGTTTAGCGGTATGTATAAGGGATCAATGGCTGAAAGGGCGACTGTTGAGTTCTCCGAAAGCACGTCCAAGATCCCCGGAAACCCTCGATACCATGACCTTCTGGCGCGTGCGGCCCAAGCAATGGGGCTGCCGCTTCCAGCTTGGTACGCAGAAGCAACCCCAGGCGCTCAGGTTTCTATAAGGAAGACTGGTGCCAGTATCTGAGGAACAACTCGCCAACCTGCCACCTTTGGAGGCGGACTTTGTTCGATCCGAAGCACAGCAGTGGGGTCCCGAAGCTGCTGAGGCTGCCTATGAACAGCTTCTTAGACGAATGGAAGCCACTGGTACGGTTCCACCAGCAGACCCGGGTGACTTGTCGGCAAACCAACGACGCCCCGTCAGTGAAGAAGCAATGGGGCGATCCTTTTCTGGGGCGGCTCGAAGCGTTTCAATGGATCAGCCCCCTGAGGCTTCAGGACCACAAGCCAGACAAGCAGGTGTTGCGGCTGCCAGAGAAGTCATGGAGGCACCTCGAACCTCCAGAGGGAAAAGAATCGAAGCGCCTACTCCTGGTGTGTTGGAGACATCGCCACTATCTGAAGCACTCGTAGCCGCCCTCATGCCCCAACCTCTGGTGTCCCCACAGGACGCGGAGGCAATGAAGAAGGCGAAGACGGAACGAGACCAAATCCTTCAGAAAGAAGAGAACGCGCTGCGAGCAATCGCCAAGCAGCAAGCACAGGCGGCTCTTAGGGAAAACCCTGGGCAAGACCGGCAGGCGGTGTACCGGAACTACTACGAGCGGGCCGCAAGGGACCTGTTGGTCACCAAGAGACAGCATTTCAGGGCAGAGGCGCGTAGGCTGTACTTCAATCAACCAGGCGTTGAGCCGGTCAGCCCCGAAGCCACCGCAAAGAAGAGGGAGCAGGACGAAGAGATCCGCGATCTGGCTGACGAGATGTACCTGGACTGGCGCGACCTTGCCTTCAAGGACGTTGACATCCCAGGAGAGGACAAGCCACAGCGCAGCATGAGTTCCTACGCCAAGCAGTTGGCGCGATGGGCGTTGGTAAACGAGAGTTCAGAGGGCATTCCCTACGAGACCCCCCTTGCTGCCGGAATGCGTGATCTGGTGTCATTGTTTCGGCCTGTTACCAAGACAGCCATGGATGCCATCAGCTTTGAGGTGGACGAGCAAGGCAACCCTCTTGACACAGAAGACATCAACTACAGGCTCTATCAAATCCAGGAGGAGGCTCTTCAAGGTCTACAGTCTGGAGAAAAAAGCCTGTCTAACTATGCCGCTGCTCTTTCGGGCTTTGCTCCCACAGCAATGGCGGCTACTCGAACGCTAAAAAAACCGGATGACGCGCCTTGGCATGCAGGAAGGGGAGAAGAATCAAATACAGGTAGCTGGCAGAGAGACATCATTATTTCCGTAGCGCTGGGAAACGGTCTGGGTGATGATGCCGCCAGACTTCAAGCCACCCAAAGGCTTTACCAGGGAACTGGGTACGAATGGATACCCTGGGTAGCAGGAACGTTGGGAGAGTTGCCTCTTCCTGTCACGCCATACCCTGTACTAAAGCCGGCGGTAAAGGGCGCACTTTCTGCTGGCGGCTCCATAGCGGCAAGGGCTGATCTGCCCCAGGTAGCCAAGGTCTTCAACACCATGGCAGAGCCTGTAAAGGCAGCCACTCAACAGATCCTAAAGAGAGAGGTGGAGGCTGTAAGCAAGGGGCTTGGGTTGGAGGCTCGCGGTGCTCTCGTGTTGGAGGAGGCAACGGTTCCCAGCCAGGTTGCTGAGATGATGGCGGGTGATGTCGCGTCAGCCATTAGAGCAGGAAAGGGAGCCAAGTTCCCCACCGACTCGCTTGCTGGAAAGATGATCGGTGAGCTTGAGACCATCTATGAAATGGCAGCCCGGGTCGCAAAGGCTTCAGACAAGGTGGCAAAGGGAGCGAAGGACACAGATCGGGTGTTGCGCTTCGGGGACACCCTGCTTGGTAAGGAGATCATCCAGCAGGTACGGAAGGCAGAGGCCATCGGTGTGGCGGCTGATGACATCGCTGAGGAGGTGGTGAAGACTCTTGCAAAGGGAAGGCTCAAGGAGCACTTTGCCAACGTGCTTCCCAACGACTGGGTTCGCGTCACCGACTACGTCATTGTCACCAAGAAAGCGGTGGCAGAGGTGGGGGATGCGGTCAACTCAAAGATAAAGGAGATTACCAAGACCGCGCAGGTGGGAGACAAGCAGCGGTTTCTGCGCCCGAAGCAGGTGATGGCAGCCATAAGAAGGGAGATGCCAGCAGCTACGATTGGCAAGAACTCCCGCATCTTTCGGATCTACCAAGACCTGAAGAAAGCGAAGCCTCTGAGCCAAGAGGACTATGCTTGGGTGCACGGCATTGTGGCGGCAGACACCTGGATGCAGGCCATCAAAAGTTCTGTGCGCTTGCGGTACACCGGGGCGGCTGCCGAGCGCTCTCTTGAGCCCGTACAACGCCGGCTTACCGTGTTCAGAAACATGGGGACATTGAGGCGTGGGGTTCAGGCCCTACTCAATGAGGGGTTTCCTCCTCCCGCAAAGAACATCAAGACGACAGGAAGAACCTCGATTGAGTTGGATACCTGGATTCGCGAGCTTCAAGAGATGGTGGTGGAGTTGCCCGCTGAGTTCACAAGGAAGGTCATCAAGTACGGTGAGGAGGCAGACTCTCCAGAGCAAGCATGGAACATGCTGATGCAGGACCTGCTGAGTGAGGACCTTGCTCTCACCCGGCGCATAGCAAAGGAGACCAACACTCCACTGCCTCCGCTGGAGGATGCGGCTGATGCGCTGACCTCCATTGTTAAGAACTTCTTTGGTGATGCTTTCAACATTGAGAAGAACGCACCAAGCACCTTTCCCAGCATGCTGAGAGAGGCGGGCATAGACACCCTTGATGCTGAGAATGTCTTGAAGGCCATTGAGTTTGCTCGCGGCATGAACCCTGAACTTGTGGGTCGCGGGCTTGGAAAGCGCACGCTGCGTGGTGGTGGGGTTGACGAGCCCATGGCTGCTGCTGCTGTCTGGGCGATGGATAAGTTCCGAAAGACCAAGCTGGGAGAAGCCGAACAGAAGCTGGCGCAGACCTACCCAGAGTTGCTCATTGGTTTCGGGCGTAGCGTAGGAGAGCAGGGAAAGGTGTCAGAAGCGATTGTGGCCGAGGGGGTTTCTGAGTCTGTGGCTGACGCCATCTCAAAGCACGCTGCCTCCCTCACCCCAGCCAACCGCAAGGAAGTAGCAGAGCAGGCCCTGGGTGAGATTGTGGAAAAGGGAACTGTCAACGGACAGTCGGTGCAGGCCAGGTTGTACGAGTCCATCACCAACCAAGACCGCGTCACCAAGGTCATTCTCCGCTCTGACAACATCCTTTCAGAGATAGACAAGATGTTGGAGGCGCGTGGGCTGTCCAAGGGGTCGGACGGCTTTGAAGCGGCACGTACCCAATACGCCCAACAGGTATCAGAGGCTGTCTTCCAATCCCTCACCAGCATGAATGTGGATCGGTACATGGGGATGCTGGGCTCCATAGGGATTAGCGTCACCGGCAAGAAGCAGTTCGACTACAGCGTCTTCCCATCTCTTGTGGGAATGAGTGGTGGTCGGGGCATCTTTCTTACTCCTCAGTCCAAAGGTCTTTATGAGTCGGTAAAGAAGGCCACCTTCAGCGGGAAACTGAGGGAGGGGCTGGAGGCTTTGAACCTGCGTGACAAGCCACTGGACGAGGCGATTAGCGGCTATCTGTGGCTGGCTATCGACACGATCCGCAGGGGTACCATCAGTGGTTTCCTGGGTGGTGTTCCTCTTCCCAACATGCGCTTCATCGGGCAGAACAATGTCACCGCCCCCCTCATTGTGGCGATCACTTCTCCTTCCTATGTATGGGCAGCCGTAAAGGCCATTCCAGATGCGTCGGTAAAGCGGCTGGCTTCTGTGGCTGAAGAGGCGAATGTGCCCGGTGCACGCAAACTGTCCACCTACTTGCAGCAGAGATACTGGGCAGACCCAGGCGATGTGGTGATTGTTACCAAGGCAGGGCGCAAATACACCAGGGATGAAGTGTCCAAGCTGATGGACAAGCACAACATCCGCTTTAGCCAGGTGACCTTTCAGTTGGGAGACAACGTCATCAAGGATGTGTACCGCGCTGCGAAGATGAAGCCCGACTTCATGCCGGCGGGTTCTACGAGAAGCGCACTCAGGTGGCTGGATCCGTTTCACAAGAACATCTGGAACCGCTGGACAGAGGAAGCAGACATGGCTTTCCGCGAGGCTGTGTTTCGGGAAGCGCTCTCCCGTGGAGAGACACCGGAGATCTCAGCTAAGCTCGCACGCAACGCACTGCTTGACTACGGAGCCATCGACCCAAAGACTCGCAAAAACGTGGGACAGTTTGTATTGTTCTATGCCTTTCAGATGATGAACATCGTGGAAATAGCCAAGGCGTTTGTGCGGGATCCGGGGGCGGTGAGAAACCTGAGAAGAATGGTGGTGACATCTCACCAGCAGCAGAAGGCCTCTGGCACATGGCTGTATGAGGACGACTACCAGCGCAGCAGGCTGTGGGGTTTCTACGGAGAGGAGTGGGACCGCGTATGGACCGGGCACTTTGGGCCACAGGTGCCAGCCATCGAGGGGTTTGGAACCCTGGTGAATGCGATGGCCATAGTGTTCGGGTCAGGGTATGGCGATGCCATATTGGCTGAGTACCTTGCTGATGACTTCATTCAGCATCCCGTTCTGTCGTATTACAAAGACAAGAAGGAGCTTCTGGAAAGACGGGAGGGTCCCGGTCCTGTGTTTGATGCACGCTATGTGCAGTTCCTCAAGTCGGTTGGTTTGTGGGAGATCTCTCAGGATTGGTTCAACATCAAGGCTGTCCCCAGAAAGAAGATGAAGCCAGGTGAACCCACCTTTGATGAGGATGGGGTGCCCACCCAATACCGCATTGAAGACAAGGGGGGGCTACTCAAGTGGCACTTCTTCAAGGCCGTCGCCATCTCTATTGGTATAGACCGCAACATCCGCGAGTACACCACCGATATGATCAAGGCTGGTATAATCGCAGAAGATGTGGAGATGAAGAGACACGGGGATGGTAGTTGGTGGGCGTATGCCTCCAACCTTTCCACCCCGATGAAGGTTACAGGGGAACTACAGGCACTGGTACAAATGAGATACGCTATGCAGCAAGAACTCCAAGCAATGGGTCAATAGGAAGAACAATGTCATCACTGATTTACGGAAGGGTAACTGGAACCCACACCACCACAGGCACAAGCATGGAAGAGCTTACCGGGCTGACTGTTCCTGCCCGGGTAGTCATTCGCCGTGTTCGTGCTGTGAAGAACTCCGGTTCTGGTACAACGATTGCTCTTGAGGTGCGTGAAACCAGTGGTGCTACCGCTGGGCTTCCCATTGTCTTGGAGTATTCGGCCACGGCCACTAAGATTGACTCGGAGGAGTTGATGTTCGCACAACCCACAGCAGTTGACGGCCAGTTCGGTACTCTATTTGTGGCGATTCAATCCAGCCATGCTGGTGATGAGATCACGGTATCGCTTGATTACGAGAAGGTGGCGTAATGGGTATTCGTTACGGAAGCGTTGGGGTTGAAGCAACCCGCATCATTCCTCCGGCCCCAGCGGCAGGAGGGCCAGCAAGCCCCTGGACAGACGTGTCTCTGTCTGCCAGTAATCTTATTCAAGACCCAGCTTCGATTATTAGTTCGGCTTCTTATGGGCCTACAACTACGGTGGTGCTGGGGTCTGGAGACCCCGGAAATATCAAAGGCGCTGTCGGTCCATTTACGCCTGATTGTCCGCTCTGGGATTGGGAGATTGACAGTTCTTTCAACTACCAGACGGCGGGTACTGTGATTGTAGAGTTGTCGTTTACGGGCACACCTAATGATGGGTATCTGATTTATGTAGGAATGTACGATGGAACATTGACCGGGTCCGGGGCCACCAAGCAGCACGGGATTTACGCCAGCATTCAAGTTCAAGCAGGCAGCACCGGGACGCAGTTCATTGCAGCAACCCCGTGGAATGGTGATGCTGCGGACACGGTAGTGGCAAACGGTGGTAGCCTTTCCATCGCTCTCGGTTCTGATGGAGATCTCAACTGTCTGCGCGATCCCCTTATTAGATCCACGAGCAACACTGGTCCCGCATACGGTCGAGTCAACTCCTCCCGCAATCCGAGTGGGGTATGGGCTGGAACAAATGTTCGTGGCTTTCTTGCCATCGGTGCCACCGCCAGCAGGACGGGTGGAACGTTTAGCGATCTGAAAGTAAGACATGTTGTCTTGCCAATGCTTTAGGAAACTACATGGACACTCTCATTTGTATGGAATGTAGCTCAAACTCAGCGGCCCGCGTCTTTGTGGAGGACGCTGGAAGCGGTTCGTTGTGGGGTGTTTCTCTCGGTACCACATCACGGTGCGTGGCTGTCGGGCCTTTTCTGGTGATTGGCTGTACCCCAACGAGAGCAGAAAACATTATGGAAAGCGCTCCGGGTGGTGGCTCGCAGTGGAAGTCAGTAGACGACACTCCTGGTGTGACTCAGATGACCCATGACCAAGCGATATTTTTCGGCTATGGACAGATGGACGAATAGGAGAACCAATGGACCATGAACTGATCATCTCAGACAAAGGCATTCGCAAGCCGGCCTTGGCTGCACTGCGGGCCTTTCTAAGACAGGGTGCTTTTCCGTTTACAGTAGGAGAGGTTGTAGACGAGGGGGATGTTCTGCGGGTTCCTATTGAGTTTGACTTGGATGAGTTGCTTCAGTGGGTAGTATCCACATCAGCCAAGCAGTCATCACATGGCGTGTTTCTGGCGAGGCTTCGTGTGCGTCGTGCTGAGAAGAAGGCAGCCAAGAAGAAGGCAGCACCCAAGAAGAAAGCGGCTAAGAAGTAGATCTCCGGGGGGTAGAGATGGATCTGAACACGTTCTCCCAGATTGCCATTTGGGGCACGGCTATGATCTTCGGGGCCGGTGGTGTGTACGCACGCATGGACAACACCAGCGAAGAGGTGGACCATCTCAAGCAAGAGGTCACCTACCACGCATCTATGCCGTCCCACCCGGTGGGTGCTGAGAGGATGGAGACCTTGATGGTAGAGCAGCGTGCGCTCCGTGCTGACGTGAGTGAGAACAGCAAGTCATTGGCTGCCATCTGTGCCGCCACTGGCGCAGTCTGCGAGTGAGCCATGGAAAGTGACTTCATAGGGATCCTCAGTGATGCTGGAATGGCTGGCGCATTCATCATCTTCCTGGTGTGGAACAACAAGCAGCAGGGCAAGAGGGTGGACGACTTGGTAGACCGCATCATGCAGGACATCGCGGTCAAGCTGGACCACATCATTGAGAAGGTTGACAAGTGACCATCCACCCTGGGGCTCATGGTCCCAATGTGAAAGAGATTCAGTCACAACTCAATGAGCTTGGCTATGGCCCACTGGCAGAAGATGGGATCTATGGGCCTGCCTCGATGTCAGCGGTGCGTATCTTCCAGGAAGCCTCAGGCTTGGAGGTAGATGCAATCGTTGGCCCTCGCACCATGGAGGCGCTTGCTCTGCCTCACAGGCCTGATGCGTCCAAGGAACCGGCCATCTTGAAGGCGGTTCGTCGTAAGGGGCACAAGGTCTACAAGGATCGGGTGAACTTGGTGGGTGTTCGCGCTGTGCCTGGGATTCAGAATCGGTTTGATGACGAGTTCCACATTGCCTGGTTCGAGAACGATCACTGGCAGCACAAGGTCTACGCTTGCACCACGGACCCCGGCACGTACTGGCTGGAGAATCCCCTTCGGGTGGAGGGGGCAGCGGTGCTTGAGCCTGGGCAGTACCGGGATGTCTACACCTTTGACCTACACCAAGGCAGGTACCAGACGCTGTGTCAGCGTGGCGGTGTGGTGGTTGTCCGGCGCGGTGCTTCTACCCTGGATACCGGCTGGCACGGAATCAACATCCACCACTGCGGTGAGGACCCGGTTAGCGGTGAGGGCTCGTTTTCAACTGATTCTCGCGCTGTAAATAAATGGAGTGCCGGGTGCACTGTCTTCAGGAGGAAGGAAGACTGGAAGCATGCCATGGCTGTGTGCAAGGCCAGCGGTGATGAGGTCTTTACCTACACGCTTCTGCTCTCCACCGATGTTACGTGAGCGTTGGAGGAAAGTATGGATATCAAAGCACTTATGAAGAAGCATGGTGTCACTGCTGGCGTAGCTGGCGGGTGCCTTGTCATTGGAACCCAGTTCGGTTCTTGCACCGTAGACCCAACGCCCCCCGCTCCAGTAGCTGAAGAGGCTCCAGCCCAAGAGGAGGAGCCGAAGGCTGAAGAGCCGGCGGAAGAAGAGAAAGAAGATGGCGCAGAGGAAAAGTAGCCGTTGCCCGAAAGGGCTACCTCCGCTATTCTGCATAGGTCCCACTTAGCGGCGGGACTCTCAGTACTACAACGCCCCCCTGTCCTTTTCTCTACTCCTGGGCAGGGGGGTATTGTTGTCTTAGAACGGGGCGATGTCTTCGTTGTACCCGTTGTTCTGTTCCTTGCGCTCCACTCGTGGGCCAATGAACTGGACGTTGTTCGCTACAATCTCAGTGGAGTAGCGGGCGTTACCGTCCCGGTCTTCCCACTTGCGGGTACGCAGGGCACCCTCGATGTATAGCTCCTTGCCCTTGGCTGTGTAGGCAGCCACGTTCTCTGCGGTGCGCCCGAAGCACACGATGTTGTGCCACTCGGTTGCCTCGCCCCACTCACCGTCTGCTCCCTTGCGACGTTCTGTCGTAGCCAAGCGCAGCTTGGTGACTGAGGTGTCTGTCTTGGTTTCTACTACTTCTGGGTCAGCGCCCAGCCTGCCGAGCAGGAATACTTTGTTTGCCATGATTGGCTCCTTGTTGTGTTAAGTTTGAGTCCTTCATATCCGCACCCACAGCATCTGTACCGCAATGGCAAACAGAATCACGAACACGTTGAGACAGTCCAGGTAGATGCAATCAGTCATAGTCTTCTTCCTCAGGTTCAGGGTCCACGAAGCGCTCGTCTCCGCACAGCTTGCACAGGTCATAGAAGGGCACATCCTTGGGCGAGCATGACTCACCGCAGTGGGCACACGTGATCGGTTCCATCACTCACCTCCACCTGACTGATTCAGACTCGATGACCTTCAGCCCATGGATTCCCATGCCGCCCGCCATGGTCTTCTTGGCTGCTGCCTTGTCCAGTCTGTCGGGCTGTGGAATGCGGTAAGACTCCGGCACCTCCTCAATGGTCACCCCTTCCTCAAGCGTGACGCTCTTTGATGACTGCAACCAGGCGGTGTAGGTCGGGGTCTTCACCTTGGGCTCCTCCCCGAACGCTTCCCTCTGCTTGAGCAGGGAGAGGGCGCTGCTGTTGAGATGGTCGAGCAGCTTCTCCATGCCCCTCCTCCTGTTGGCGAGGCGCTTCTCTTCCTCCCGCAGTAGCTCCATCTGTCCCCGTGTTTGTTGGCGCACAAAATAGATGCCTCCGAGCTTGTCGCCGGTTCCCTCCATCCATGTGGAGACAAGGGCCATGTACTCCTCGGTGAGTTCTCCTCCAACCTCTTCCAGTTGAAGCAGAAGTTCCAGTCCTTGGTTCAGCAGTTCAGTCGTGGTTGTCATGGGTTACCTCGGTGGTAGTCGATGACCGCGTGGGCATCGGAGAGTTTCAGTTGTCCGCTTTCCGTGAGACAGAAAGCAATGAGTGCTTGCCGTTGCTTTTCCTCCATGAGTGAGGGTGGTGGCCTCTCCATCAACTCGCACATCTTCTTGATGACCTCGTACCGGTAGTTGATGTCAGGCTGTGCGATGCGAGCCATGAACGTCTTGCGCTCTTTGTCGCTCCACTTCTGTGGTTCGGGCTCAACCGGCGCTGGCGCTGGTGCTGGTGCTGGTGCTGGTGCTGGTGCTGGTTCTTCCTGTTCCTTCCCGGGCAACTCATCATAGGCCGTCATGCCTATGCCCAGGTACAGGCGGAGGGAGCGGCTGATGCTTCGTGTCTCCGCCATTCGGAGGTAGGCGCTGGCGATCATCTTGCCCACGTTGGAGGGGTCGGCATCTCCCCAGCCTGTGAAGGTGCCGCGTTCTCCAGTGGCTGTTGACTTGAACACAGCGCGGCGCTTGTCCTGATCTTCCGACACCAGTTCAGTGGTGATAGAGGTGATGCCCTGCTGGTGGGCTACATAGAGCAGCCCCTGGTGGGTGGTGTACTCCTTGCCTTGCAGCTTGATGATGGCACCCATCTTCCGCAGGTAGGGTAGGTCAATCTTGGTACTCATTCTTCACCTTCCTTCAGGGCCTTGAGTTCAGCCTCCAACTCGTCAATGCGTTGGAGCGCAATCCGAAGGGACCGAGACACCTTCTCGTACTGGCGGCGGTACCAAGCTGCGTGCTTGTTGGGTGGGTCTTGCCTCTCTTGGCTGGCAAGCATGTCTTCAATGGCTCCCCTGTCTTGGTGGGCTGCCGTTGAGAACTGTTGGAACAGTTGTTCTGTGAGATTCATTTTTTCTACTCCTTTGTGAAAGTCACTTGCCATTCATGACATGGTGGCATATGCTTGTCAAGCATTCATTGGAAATAATACCACGGAGGCAGTCATGGACAAGGACAGATTCTGGCGCGAACCCACGGACCCATTGAAGGTGGAGATCACGGAGGAGGAGAAGAGCAAGCTGAAGGAGATGTCACACCTGGAATGGGAGGGAGGGCCCACTATCGGGGGGTTTCTGCGTCAGCGCCGGGAGGAGATAGGGTTGTCACAGGGGCACATCGCTGCTCGCATCTGTCACCTGGGCAGGGCGGTGCGCCAGCCTGACGTGTCACGTTGGGAGGGTGGCTCACGGCTGCCACCGGCCAATGCTCTCTGGTATCTTTTCACTGCGCTGGAGTTGCGTGCATTCGAGCGGCTGTGTGCGCTGGAGTTGCTGGCGAGGGAGAGCAAGTGAGGTTCACCTGCATCATCCCGGGGGAGCCTGTCCCCATGGGCAGACCCAGGATCACCACACGTGGTGGGTTCGCTCGTGCCTACACTGACAAGAAGACACGTGCCTGGCTGGACATGGCGAGCACCATCATCCGTGCCAACCACAGGGCTGAGCCCTTTGATGGAGCGGTGGGTGTGCGTGCTTGCTTTGTGCACAAGAGACCCAAGCGCCTGCTCCGCAAGAGGGACCCCGACACCCGGCTGTACCGGCCTCATCGGTGCGACATAGACAACACCCTGAAGGCCCTTCTTGACAGCCTCCAGGGTACAAAGGACAACCCGCTGGTGTTTTATGATGACGCCCAAGTCTGCTACGTGGAGTGCTATGACCTTTTCGCAGCACGGGATGAGAGCCCCCATGTGGAGGTGGAAGTATTTCCCCTTATCGAGTACAATGGAAAGGCTGCGGTGACTTGAAGCCACAGCATTCTGTATCCTAGGGCATTCGCCCAACCCCCTGGTCGCTCCAGGGGGTACAGGAACAGGACATGAAAGGATACACAATGAAGCAGACTACAAAGCCATGGCTCCCACTCGATGTCGGGTGGTGGCCGAACATCGCTATTGAACTGCCCAAGCCGTGGCCTCGTGATGCGGTACTGATGGACCTCCGCTGGTGGGCTGATCAGGAGTGCATGGGTAGGAAGAAGAGACCGGGCAGGCCAGCACTGTGCGAGCGTTGGGGCTGGACCGACTGGCAGGCCAGGGCGACCATGAAGGATGAGGCCTCTTGGAAGGCCCGCCTCCAGCCCGCCTCCAGCCCGCCTCCAACGCCCATCCAGAATGGAGCACCTAAACCACCGGAATCACATGAGCCCACATCCAACGCTCATCCAGCCCGCCTCCAGCCCGCCTCCACACGCGCGGATCTACAAACAACACACAACAAACAACAGACCTCTGATCCTAAACACAAAGTAAACCCCAACTTAGGTCTCGCTGACACCTGGAAGAAGATCAACGATGCCCGGAAGGAGGGAGGCAAGGCCCGTGCTTTGAAGCTGACATCCAAGCGCCGCCGCCACCTCAACGCCAGACTTCAGGACCACAAGCCTGAGGATCTTCTCAGGGTGATTGACTGGTACCTGAGGTCATCCCATGACCGGGCTCTCTTTCTTCGAGAGGGTGGGTACGATGTGGATACCCTCATTGGGACGAAGTTCGACATGTACCTGGAGATGGCACACTCCGATGCTGAGCGAGTGCACACCCCAAAGCAGGGTAGCTACCGCAGCCTGTCGGATCTGTTGGACGAAGCGTTGGACGAACCAGAGACATTGAACCGAGTGGTGATCCCATTCACAAAGGAGTAGAGACCATGGCAAGTGAAGACACAGTGAGAGCTATCTTCGGACTGTTCGAGGATGCAGGATTGAAACCCCCAGCAGCATGGGCTTCCGCCGATAGGGCGAGGTCAGGGCTCAAGGTTTACGAGGTCATCCTGTCGGGATGCTCAGACAACGAGGCCATGATGGCGGCGCTCTCCTACCTGGAGAGTCCAGACTCCAAGTGGTGGCCCACCCCAGGTGTGCTCAAGAGTCACACCCCATCGGTGGCGCTGTCGGAACTGGACGATGCGGACATTGCATGGGGAGACCTGCTCTCTTCCATCAGTGCACACGGCTACGTTGACCCACCGGGGAAGACCTGGGACCTGGACCCGGACCCAGTAAGGAACCAGGCTATGCATGCTGGTCTCTTGGCTGTCGGTGGATGGCGCACGTTGTGCACATCAGAGGAAGGAACCAGTACAGCCAGCCGCGCTAGCTTCAGAGCGGC